ACCAGATAGCTCGGCCTTATCGGTATTTAGATTGGTAAAGTTAGCATCAACTTCATTATTAGTAAGGGGCGAGCCTTTGCCTGCCCTTGTTGTAATAGTAGACATAGGTAGCCCCCTCTAATTAAGATGCAGTTAGTGTAATAGTCCAAGTCACTGACATGGTATCGTCAGCTTGCTTGTTTACAACAGCGAATACAGTACGACAAAGCATAGTGCCAGAAGTAGCAGCATTAAAGATGCCTGCCTCTGTAACCGCACCAGTGCCTTCACCTGCTTCGAAAGACGAAACATAGGTAATGGTATTGCTAGAAGCAGTAGTGCTGTCTAACGCTTCCCTAGAGCCTAAAATCGACCCCAGATCAGTATCACCAGCCGCAGCAGCAGTAGTATCACTACCCAAAGCCATGTGAGACATCACGTTAGCAGAAGTGCCTTCCATGCGAGAGCAAATGTAGGTCAGACCCGCACTTACTACCAAGTTGTTAATTTCACGGCTATCTTTTACATTGCCGTCTTTGTCTTTCAGAACTATCGCAACATCGCCGCGTAGTTTTAAGTCATCGTTAATCATAAATCACCTGTTAAAAGGATTGAGTAAAGCCGACGTAATCTTCGGCAAAGTAATCGAAAGAGCAATAGCTCTGACCGCGTATCGAACCAGAATCGGATGTCCCCATTGTATCACTTATGCCCCTAGTACTGGAATAAGCGAATAAGTCAACTAGAGTTGCCAAATCGGATCGAACTTTTGTAAACGTCATTTCCTGATCGTCATCTGCTGTGGCCTCACCATCTAGGTCATCCGTAACGCCAGCAGCCTCTGTGATGAACTTATGGAAGTCCATAGCCTGGTCTTCAGTAGCCGTGAAAGAGTCAGAGAGTATCTTAGTAGGTGAGAGAGCAGTTAAATCTGTTATAGCCGTGGGGTCAGCGAGTGACTTCCCGAACGCCATATCTTCAAAGTCAGTAAACGCAGAAGCATCTGCGAAGACCTTGCCAGGCTTCAAGCTAATCGACTCAGCAGCAGAGAATGCATCCGTATGCGATCTGTTAAATGCAGTCTGTATGTCTATGCTCTCAGCAACGCTAGAAGAATCATTCAACAGCTTGCCAATGCCTAGCGTATCTATCTGGTCTGTCAGTGACCCAGAATCAATAGATACCTTGCCGATTCCTATTAGCGCGTCATCGGAGGCCGTAGATGCGTCACTAACACGCTTGCCTGTACCCATAGAAGCTAGGTCTGTAATAGCCTGCGAATCGGTTACAGCCTTACCTACGGACTTAGCCTGGCTATCAGACAGCCCCAAAGCGTCAGCAAAAAACCTGAAGATTAGGAAGTCACCAAAGTTTATAGTGGCAACGGCCTTCTTAAAGCCTATTTCGGCTACGGCTTTCTTAAACGCTATGGCAGCTTTGATCATGCAAAGTCTTCCCGGATGTAAAACTCTAGTATCTCAAATACTGTTTCAATCTTGCCGCTGTCATAAGTAATCTCAATCTCTCCCTGGTAGTAGCCCTCATTTAGGTTGAGCTGGGTGCCTGAGAACGAGAACACTGCAATGCCGTCCTCAAAGTTATCTCCGACATCAGCAGCAGCCAGGGTAAATAGCGTAGCAGTAGTATCTTTTGCCCTAAACTTCAGCGCGCAAGAGCCACCAGAAAAGTCTATAACACTGCCATCATCCGCTCTTTTTATAACGGCTTGTATTTGCGGGGCCTGGTCGCCCTGCACTAGTTGATAAGTCATCTCATTACTCCGGCTCAGTTGGCCATATTATATCATCTAAAGACGTAGCTTCAGAGTGCGTTTCTGGTATGTCTCGCAGGGCTTGCCTGTAGGTCGCCCATTCTGCCTTCTTTGCGTCTGTAAGCTGGGCATCGAGCATTTGCGTCCAATCACAGCTATATAGCTTTATATCTCTACTGCCTCTTACGTCTTGCCAAAACAATGCACCACTAAATGCCCACGCTGAATCTACCCACTCATGATATACGGAAGGCTGAGAACCCCTTGTCTGCCAGCCATTATTCCAATACCAAGTATTGATAACGTCCTGATCATTAGATTCATGGCTTATATGCCTAGCAACGCATCCACTATATTCTTGACCATCGACGTACATATCATCAACAGCAGGACTGATCGTATATGCCACCTGACCATCTGACTGCACCATTGCTACTTTTATCATGTCAGTATTCCAATTAGATTTGTCTTGAAGCCGCCACCAAACGATCCAGATGGACTAGGCGCTGCATTAGTTACTGGCGTTATTTTCCCAGCTATCGTTTTAGCAGTAAAGTTGAACTCCTGAAAGAACGAATACAGTATTGAGAAGTTAGGGAAGCCTTGAGGACTTCTGCCAACCTGATTTTTGCCGCTCATCAACGTATATACTCCGCTCATAGATGCAACCGTAAATGATGTCGGGGTAGTAGATGTCGATGTTAAGTCATCAAATGACACTGCTGATACTCTTAAATTAGAGTTGTTCGAGCTATACGCCTGCTCACCATTAGCTTTGTAAACATTTAAGCCGTGATCTGGTGAGCTATTAGTAGGCATATCTCTCGATCTAACACCTATAAAATAATCTACAGTAAAGCTAGAGCTTGCCTGCCAAGGGGCGAAGAATGCGAACCCGTCAGAATACACCGCTAAAGTTATCTGTCTAGTAAATGTTTGTGCAGTTGGCTTGGCAAATATCAGATAATCAGTTGGCGTATTGGTCGGGAATAAAACCTTGTTAAGAGTCTGCGATCCCGCTGAGTTGACATAGCTTCTAGTCACCGAGCCACTAGCAAACGACGATATGTTGTCGTAGGTTGCGTCAATCTGCGTGAAGCCTGATTGGTTTTTAACCAAGATGCCGTAGCTCATATCCTAAACACCTGCACGTTATATGTGCCAGCATTTGTGCTGTCAGTATTAGTCACGGTGAACTGATTAGTGCCGATACTAAGCTCTAAAAATAGATTGCTTCCCTGAGTTTCATTAAGCCCCCAAGTGCCATCATTAGTTAGCCCAGATACAGATACGTTAGTCGATGAACTAGCCGATACTGACCCAGTATAAAAAGCCACATATCGAAACTCTCTATCAGTTGTATCTAGCCTGATATTAGAGCTTGCGTCATATACCTTTAAACCATAAGCCATTAGGACAAATCACCAAGTTGAACGCGCAGCGTTGATCCTTCGTAAATCTTTATAACGTCTGACTCTATCTCCATCCTTGACCCGCTTGCAGCAGACTTAATGCTAATTCCCGCGCTTGCAGTTCCTGCAATATTTACCTGACTAACATCAATAGTGCCTGTCTTTAGCAGGCCACCATTTATAGTAGTGATCTCAGTGCTAGATGCATCAGCAAGCTCACTGTTTAGATTAGTAAATGTAACCAAGCCATCGAACTGGAAGCTGGCAAAAGGTGTGCCAAACGTAAGAGTTTGTGTGCCGCCAAACGTAGCTTCTGTAACATAATAACTGGTAGCCCAATACTTAGCGTCACCCCCAGTGTTAGTTGGCGGTGTTCTTGACCAGTTAGTAGTGAGACCACCAAATGCTCCAGTGCTAAAGTTGTACGATGTTGCAGACGGGCTTGACGGTGCAGTAGCAGATGACAAATAGTAATAAACATACCCAGCAGCATTTCTAGGGCCGTCATCTCCGTTAGTGCCGTTAGTGCCGTTCGTTCCGTCAGTGCCGTCAGCCCCGTTCTCTACGAACAGAACAGGCGCAGTCCATGATAAGCTAGAGTCAGTACCTGTTGGCCCGCTTATTTGCGCTTTGGTTATCGATATATAAACAGGATCAGTTCCGCTTGGTATCTCCTCAGACCAGCCAGATGGGGCAGTAATCGTATTAGTAGTGAAGTTATAAGAACCCCCAGAAGGTAAGCTAGGAGTGCTAGTCGCTCTTTTGTGAACAGCAAACGTAAACGTACTTAGACCATTAGCACCGTCAGTACCGTCAGTACCATCATCACCATTTTCAGCAATAACCACCGGTGTTGACCAAGTGCCTGCTGTAACCGTACCTGTATCACCAGATATAGAGAATTGGAATGTAGCCTCGTAGATAGGATCAGTTCCAGAAGGTATAGTTACCGACCAACCGCTAGGGGGTGTTAGTACGTTAGTTCCAAAGTTAAACGTGCCGCCTGTTGGAGTAGATGGCGTGCTAGTGTCCCTTTTGAAGATTGGAGCCGTAAAGGTAGACTTGCCGTCAGTACCATCAATAGCAGCCGCATTAGTGGTAGCTGATACCTCAGCGGTAAACGCAGACTTATTTCCACTGTAATCAACAGACTTAAATTTGTAGTAGAAAGTGGTTGCGTCAGCCAAGCCGCCATTCAAGAACTCAGCATTAGCACCAAAGCCACCCCCTACAGTAGCGACCTCAGAGAACGATCCACCAGAAGATGTGGCACGATAGACCTCCACATTAGAAAAGTCCTTATCCGATGGGTTAGTCCACTCAAGGCTGATTGATTTATAACCAGCAGTTGCTGATATAGATGTCGGCAATGCAGGCGCAGTAGTATCTCCGACAGAGCCTTGGTTGGCATATACAAACCCACTCTTAACGCCAAGCGAGTTGATTGATCTAACTCTCGTGTAGTAGGTCGCACCAGCCTCAACTGGAGAGATTCTATAAAGCGTATCGTCAGTCACTACAGACTGAAATGTGCTGTTATCTGTAGACCACTGAACATCATACTGATCCACGAATGAGTCAGTACTTGCTGTCCACGAAACAACCATAGAGGTAACGATGGTTCCGTCTAAAGCAACACTGGTCTCAGCGTTAGCCTGTAATCCAGTAGGAGGCACAACAGTAAACGGATCAGGCAGTTCAGTGTCTGGGTAAACAGTTTGCTGTGCAGCCAGGTCATAGGTATAGATAGTGGAATCATACTCAAGAAGGTTAACAGAGCAGGTTCCATCGTAGTTCATTGCGATAGACTCAACCTGGAAGGGCTTGCCGCTCCATCCTGGGGTAGGATGCGTGACCGTTACCACATCCCCTACTGTTAGCTGTAAAGCCTCGCTAGTGGCCTTAAATGACGTTCTAAGCGCATTCCTAGACCGCTTCAGTATGACCCTGGCTAAATCCCTAGCAGCGTAGTAATTAGTCACTGTATCGAGAGTAAGCTCTTCAACTAGTAGAGTTCCGTTATCCTCTGCAAGCAAGGCTGTCTCTTCGGTTGATCCCCCAGCAGGCCACACCGCTTGATCAGGTTGATAGTCAACATCTGGGTTAGCAAACTTAACTAGGACGCGGTTAAACTTATTCTCTTTAGTCTCTCCCGCTATAGAGATGCCACCGACAATAGTATCAGTATCAAACGAAAATACGCTAGACCGCGACTTATCAATGATCAGGCCGTATTCGCCTTGACGGTAAGGCAAAAAGCCTCGACAGCCCATTAGCATCTTTTCTATATTGTCGAAAAGGGTCTCATCTGTCTGTAGTACAGCATTACACTCAAATATCTTACCTGTTGATCCACCAGAGTAAAACGTAACAGACTGATCACAGTCATCCGCTGCATCCTCAAAGGCATCGTCATCGATAGCAGCAGTAGGAATACCCTTGCCGTAGCGATCATTAGTGAGGTAGTCGCGAATACATAAAGCCGGGTTATTACTCCATGCAGTTGATCCATTTCTTGGGTCGTAAACTTTACGGCCCTTAACCACGGCAGTAATCTCAGGAACGCCCTGGAATACATCCGCATCCCATTTCAAGCGTATTGCAAGGTACGCAACACCACTCAGCTTATGGCTCGATGTCCAGCCTGCGTTAGCCTCAGTAAGCAGTGGATCATAAGTCTGGTTATCAGCGCCAGTGTGTACGTTGATAGTATAAAGTCCAGAGTATTTACTGTCAGTGATAGGGTTATCATCGATGTAGATGTCAGTGATTGACTCTACTTCGCCTTCAGCCATCGCTAAAGCAATGTATAAAAACTCATTCTTAGCCCCACCGCTTACATCTTTAGTAGATACGAATACCCTTACACCACCTACTCTGCGTTCACCGTAGATGACAGGGATAGGCTCGATGTTTGACTCTTTGTTGATCAGAACGCCAGCCATATCGTCGGCAGCTTTCTTGGCCTTCTTCATGGCCTGTTGCGTCATTACATACGAAACGGCAGTAGAAGCTACAGCTATACCTATAATCCAACCTAGAGTTAAAGCCATTATTTACGTCCCCATTTCAAATCTTTGATCGTGTTAGCTGCAAACTCAAACCCATCATCATTAGGGAAGTGTATCTTTTGCGAGTTGTCGTTTGTCTTCCGGCCATTCTCTTTCTCAAAGTCCTTCCAGTGAGAGGCGCAGTTAACCTTTACCTCACTGCTATTCTCTGTGTCATCAATAGCATACCCGGTCATCAATCCATCGAATATTAATATAGGCGCGCCAATTACCGCATCTGAATCATTGAGAACAGCTCGGTAAACTTTTACTGGCCTGTCTATGTATGCTTGAGAGAGAAACAGGCTGACGTAGGACTGCTCAACGCCTGACAGCGTAATGTCCAAAGTATTAACTCTAAGCTCTGAGGTC